AGCACGATTGGATGAAGGTTGGACCACAGAACCTTCTACAACAACAACAACCAAAACAACCTTAAGACCCAGAAGGACCAAAAGTCCCAAACTGATTCGAGAGGTTGAAGATCTCCCTGGTCCGGATGATCTAAATTTAGAGGAGACAAACAATGGCGACTAATACAGCGACATATACAGGTGAATCTGGTGTTATTAAGTTTTCTGAAGATGGATCGGCAGTAGTTGCGGTAGGAAATGTGAGATCATTTAGTATTGATCAAGAAACACAAACTATCGAATCTACTGTTATGGGATCGGGAAGCAGAACTTATCTACCAGGACTAAAACAGTTCTCTGGCACTATGGATGTATTCTTCAGAGAATCAGATGAAGGGCAAAAAAGCCTTTTTGATGCTATCGGAGGATCATTTGGTTCAACAGCAATTGAACTATACCCATCAGGGCTGGTAACTGGTATAAAACTATCAGGAAATGTTATCATAACTGGACATTCTATTTCAACAAACTTTGATGGAATGACAGAAGCAAGTATAACTTTTCAAGGTGATGGAGCGTTGACGAAAACAGAATTATAATGTTAAACGTCACGATCCAATTTAACGGCAATAAGGTAGCGGCTGATCTTAATAAGGAAATCGATCAAACCGTTCGCCTGATATCCCAAGACTACTTTGGTCTGGTCAAAGACAAGACACCAGTCAAATCTGGTCGTGCTAAACGAGGTTGGAAGATGAAAAAACAGAAGAAGTTTTCTTATCGTGTTTCCAACAGAGTCCCATACATTGGGCGTTTGGATGAGGGTTATTCAAAACAAGCACCGCGTGGTATGACACGACCTGCCGCGGGGGAAGTGCTTAGAACAAGCAGAAGGAGAGTAGGATAATGTCAATTACAGACAAAATCGCAAAACACTATCAATCAGCGATTGGTGGTGAAATGAAAATGTATCATTGTGAAGAGTGGGGCACTGATATGTATTTTAGAACAACATACCCGCTTAAAGACGAGGGCAAAATACTTGAATTGCAATCACAAGGCAAGACAGTAGAAGCACTTGTTGAAAGCATAGTGACCAAGGCTAGATCCAAAGATGGAAAAAGACTTTTTACTGATGCTGACAAAGTAAAATTGATGAATGAGGCTGATCCACTTGTAGTGGTCAAAGTTGCCACTGCCATCAACAACAGTAAAGTAACCGCGACGCAGGACGAAGCCGCAAAGGAATAGCGGCCAGTGCCGAGTTAAGGTTTGTAATGATGTTGGCTGACAGATTAAAAAAATCTGTTGAAGAAATCTTACAAATGTCGACGCTGGAACACGAATTGTGGTTGGGTTATATGCTGTTTGAAGACAGGGAAAACAAGAAGACTATGACACAAACAAAACAACAGTCAAAAGGTAGACGATAATGGCCCAAGGTAATTTACTCTTAAACATAGCAGTTAAAAACCAAGCGGCCCTTGGAAAGGTAAACAGCCAACTTACCGCTCTTCAAGGAAGCAGTCTTAAACTAGGCACACTACTAAAAGGTGCCGGTGTAGCCTTAGCGGCGGTTGGAGCAACCAAGATAATTGGTAGCATAATTTCAACCACAGCAAGGTTTGAAGATTTAAATGACTCATTGGCTTCGGTTACTGGATCAGCCCAGGCTGGTGCAGAGGCATTTGACTTTGTAAGCAAGTTTGCAACCCAAACACAATTTGGTGTAGAAGATCTTACTACCACTTTCATTAAATTGAAAGCATCTGGTATTGAACCTACACAAGACTTATTAACACTATTCACAGACACGGCGGCGATAACAACAGACCAAATTGGTTCGTTGCAGGCAATGACGGATCTGTTTTCAAGAACCACTTCAGGTGGATTGGGTCTTGAAGAACTTAACAGACTAGCAGACAGAGGGGTTCCGGTATTCAGAATACTTGAAGAACAACTAGGACTGTCTAGATTAGAAATATCCAATGTTGGTAAAACAGCAGAAGGTGCCAAGAAGATTCTAAATGCACTATCCACAGGTATTAGAGCAGACTTTGGTGGTGCCACAGCAAGGGTCACGGATAACTTATCCACACAATTTTCTAACTTTTCAATCGCACTAAAAAACACAGCCAACTCATTTGGACAGGGACTATCACCAGTATTGAAAGATGTCACACTGGACCTAACAACATTCATTGAAGAAAATGATGACCTTGTTAAGTCATTGGGAATAGCAGTTGGTGGAGCCTTAAAATTATTCATCACAGCACTTGGAACTATTGCCAAAGCAATAATGGTTGTGGTAGATGCATTGATCACGGCTGGAACAGCAGTAAGCAACTTCCTTGGCAAAGTAAAAGACCTTATACCGTTCCTAGGAAAAACAGAATCAATCCAGAATGACAATGTTAAATCATTACGGGCTATGCACGATGCATATGAGAACACAGGTGCAAGTGTTCAACATTATACAGATGCCATTATGCGGAACACACACAAGGTTGAAGAAGCAGAGAAAGTTTTCACACACTATGATGACGCTATCTTAAGAACAAAAAGATCCAATGATGCGGCGGCAAAATCAGCAGAAGAATTAAATGAATTATTCAAAAATGATGTTATACTAGAAGCACTAAACAGAACCATTGGAGAAGGATTTACACCATTAGAAGGCAAAATACAAGCAGTGGCGGCAGGTATGGGTGCATTCCAACAAACAGCATCCAGTGCCTTGACAGAAGTTTTTATGGGCACAAAAAGTTTGGGAGACGCACTTGGAGAGATAGCCAACGCAACATTGAAGGCATTGATACAAGGATTTATAAATTTAGGTATAACCATATTCATACTAGAACCATTAGAAAAGTTTTTAAGAAATCAAGTTGCCAATCAAAAAAAATTAAACAGTCAATTGAAAACAGAGATAGCACTGAGAACAGTGTTGGCGTTCTTAACAGGTGGAACCAGTCTACTACCTGGATTTGCCAATGGTGGACGAACTGGAGCAGGATCCCCAATTATAGTTGGTGAAAAAGGTCCAGAGATATTTGTGCCTGGTTCATCTGGCACTGTGATACCCAACAATGAAATTGGTATGAACACAGGTAGTGGTGGAATGGGAGGCGGTGGTGACAACATAGAAGTCACATTCAACATCAACACAATTGATGCCACTGACTTCAACGAACTATTAACTACAAGACAAGACTTAATAATAGGCCTAATCAACAGAGGTTTGGCAGAACGAGGTAAAAGGAGTTTAACAGCATAATGAGTGGAGTATTTCCAATAACAGCAGGTTTTGAAACATTAGATTGGCAATCAAATACCAACAGCAGGGTGTCAGTGAGCGTCTCTGGCAAAACACAAAGAATAAAAACAGGACAACAGTTTTGGAGTTTCAAACTGAAGTCCCCTGGTATGACCAGAGCAGAAGTAATGGCAGACTTTGCTTTCATAGTTGCACAGGATGGACAGGTTGAATCATTCACCATAGTGCCACCCACAATTTCATCAGCAAGAGGCACAGCATCAGGAACTATCACAATCAATGCTACCTATGCCGCTGGACAAAGTTTAGTAAAAGGCAACGGTGGTTCAGGCACACTGTTAAAAGGTGATCTAATAAAATTTTCAAATCACGACAAAGTGTATATGATCACAGAAGATATCAATATGGATGCTTCTTCAGAAGACTTTTTTAACATATATCCACCACTTACAACAGCAGTCACAAATTCAACCACAGTGACCTATGACAATGTTCCTGTAAAAGTTTATTTTGACAAGGATGAACAAAAATACATAACCCAAGCAGACGGCACTTTCAAATATGAAATAGTAATGAATGAGGAAATCTAATGGCCAGGGAGTTAAAAAATTCATTAGAAACTAAACTAGCCGCAAGATCGGTCTTTGCCGCTGACTTGATTGAATTACATCTTTCAACACCTTTATATTTTACATCCACAAACATAGACATTGATTTTGATTCAGACACAGCACCTGATTCAGGTGCAAACACTTACCTTGCACAGGGACAATTTTTATTCTTCAGCAACATAACAGAAAGTTCAGACCTTAGGGTTGGACAGATTGATATGACTTTTACAGCAGTGGATACTACCACATTGGCTTTGCTGATTAATAATTCATATATGAATAAGAGGGTGGTTATCTATCGTGCTGTATTGGATAATGAATACAATTTTACATCAGATGATGTGTTCACAGTTTTTGATGGCAACATTATGGGATATAGTATCAACGAAACAAATGACACAGCCACAGTCACAATAACAGTGGCATCACAGTTTGCAGACTTTGAAAGAACCAGCGGAAGAAAAACAAATCCAGCATCACAACAGATACATTTTTCCACAGACAAAGGAATGGACTTTTCTGCACAGATTGTTAAGGATTTAAAATGGGGGAGAGCATAATGAACAATCTAAGACTTGAAGATTTCAATATAAGACATTTTTCTGCATTTGAACAATTGGCTTACAGAGCAGTGTTTGAAAGAGGATTTGTGGATGTGGACTTTGACAAACAACATTGGAACATACATCTAAAAAATTTAGTAAGTGTCAACAGCAACATTGTGAGATTATTATTTGCTGGCAATGAATTGGTAGGATTTTATATTTTACAATTACACAATTTGCCTTGGAATCACAGAACACAGGCATTGTTTCAATTGATGCATTTGACACCTGCACACAGAAATTCAGTCACATACAATTCAATGTTCAGAGATGCAGATGCACTTTGTCAATACAACAATGTGGAAAGAATACAAACCACAGACACAGCCATACAGATGGATGAAGGACAAAAATTAAATCTATTACAACAACACAATTACCAACACATAGACGGTATTTGGGAGGCAAGAAAAGATGTTTAGCCCTACATACATAAAAGACCTAAACCACCAATATACAGACGTCTCTGTGCGAACAAACACTATTAAACCACGCACGGAAGAAGTTATATCGTTCTTTAGGAAGTTTAACCATTATGACCATTTAGCATATGAAGAACTTTACCAAATCATCTCACCAAGTGTGAGAAATGAACAATATAAAATTTTTAAAAACAAAGGACAAATAACTGGTTTTGCCAATTGGGCATTTGTAAATGACAAGGTATTGGAAAAGTTTTTTACAACAGGAAAATTAGGCACATTGGATTGGCAGTCTGGTTTTAAGATGTTATGGGTAGAGGTTGTGACTCAAGGCAAAATGGATACAATGATGAGTTGGATGAAAAATTATTCTGTAAATTTATTAGGAGAAAATGTAAGGATATATTGGATAAGATCCAATAACGAAAAAATTAAAAAACGAATGAAAATAAGAACCAAAAAGAATTGGAGGAACACCAATGGGTGGGTTTAATCCTTTTAAAGCGGCTAAAAAAGCATTTAAAAAAGCCGTAAAACTTTTCAGCAAAGTAATAAGTGGTGTTGTGTCAGCAGTGACATCACCATTTGGTATGAATATTGATGTTCCTGATTATGACATTGGAACAGATCAATCACAAGCCATACAGGGTGTTTTACTAAACAAGGATTCTGCAATCAGTCACATACCCATAGTGTATGGAGAAAGACAGGTTGGAGGCACTCGTGTTTTTGTTTCCACAAATGGCACAGATAACAAATATTTGTATGTGGCGTTTGTGATGTCAGAAGGACAAATAAATGCTTTCACAAAATTGTTCATTGATGACAATGAAGTCACATTGAACAGTTATGCCCACGGCACACAGGCAACACCCACAGGTGGAGATTATGCAAGTAAATTAGTGGTGCAATTTTTCGATGGCAGAGACACACAAACAGGATCCAGCCTATTGCAAGAAGCACCAAGTTGGACTTCAGATCATAGACTGAGTGGATTGGCATATTTGGCATTGAGATTTGAATGGAAAGGTTTCAATACATCAGATGATCCCAACAATAATCCATATGGTGGTAATGTGCCAGCAATTAGGGCACAGATACAGGGCAAGAAAATTTTTGATCTAGTAAGTGGCTATACTCCTGCATATCAAGGAAATATT